AAAAGGGGTAGGAGCTTTGAGCAATCACATAATCAAGCCATGAGAAAGGTTGGGAAATAATGCCATATCATAAAGATAAAAAGAAAAAGACTAAGAAGAAAATCAAGATTAAAAAGATGGGTAAGAAAAGAAAGTAATTGTTTGAACAATGCCCATTGAAAGAATTCAAAAAGTGTGGTTTTGCTGGTTACGACAAAGACAAAATCTTAAGATGCGGAATAGCAACACCATTGAACAAAGTAATTCAATTAAGTAGCTGCCCACTTGAAAAACTTAGAAAGAAAAGAAGAAGATAGAGGCGTTGCGTTGAACTGCGAATTAGTTGGAATCAAAAATTTAAAATCAACTCATAATTGGAGGATTGAATTTGATGTTTATGAGATGGATTCAGATAAAGTAAAGCAGTTGATTGATTTAGTTGAAAAACCAGTAGCGGTTGGAATTGTTGAGAATGGATAAACAAACCGAAAACAGAGGGGAAGATGGCAGATTTCTTAAAGGTAATACTTTAGGTAATCGCTGGAAAAAAGGAGAGTCTGGAAATCTTAATGGGAGAAGAGGAGCAGCAAGAGACATCTTGAACAAAATATTAGATAGTAAGATTGATGATGTTTCTAAAAGAGAAATATTAATGAATAAATTAATCAGTATGGCAAACAGAGGAAACCTGGCAGCGATAAAAGAGATTCTTGATAGGACCGAAGGAAAGTCAACAGAGTTTGTTGTAACTGAAGAATTTAAACCCATAAGAGTTTTGGAATTTGGAGATGATTTAATTGATGAACTATAATGGAGTTGGTCCTAACAAAAGAAAGAAAAGAGATTCTGCAAGACCACACCAGAAACCAGGTAATTGTAGCTGGGAGAAGGTTTGGAAAATCAGTCCTGGGTCTGATGTTCCTATTGAAAGGGCAGCTGTTGCAGGGAGAGAATCGCTGGTATATATCTCCGACTTATCGTCAAGGCAAACTAACAGTTTGGCCAATGTTGAAGTCAATTATTCAGAATCAAGGCCAATGGAAAATAAACGAAACGGAGCTGAGTTGTACTCGGTTCGGTGCTACGATTGCGATTAAAGGTTCAGATGCAGCAGATAATCTCAGAGGAGCAGAAATTAGCAGAGTTTGTCTTGATGAATATGCATATCAAAAAGCTGGAGTTTTTGAGGAAGTGATTTATCCAATGCTAACAACTACTCAAGGCCGCTCCATGTTGATTGGAACTCCAGATGGATTTAGTTCAAATAATTTTTATGATTATTTTATTAAAGGGCAAGGCAGCGACCCCCAATGGAAATCCTGGCAATACAGAACCATTGATGGAGGTTTTGTTAAAGAAGAAGAGCTTGAACTAGCAAAGAATAATTTAGATGAAAAAGCATATAACGCAGAGTTTCTTGCAAGTTTTGAAACGGCAGCTAACAGAGCAGCCTGGTCATTCAATAGGCATGAGCATTTAAAAACAACAGATGAATTTAGTTCTTATTGGGTTGTTGGTATTGACTTTAATGTTGACTATATGTCAGCTGTCCTGGCAAATATTTATGGAGATGGAACTGTTCATTATGTGGATGAAATAAGGCAGCAGAATAGTTCAACGGAAATGCTATGCAAAGAAATGAAAAAGAAATGGCCCCAGGCAAAAGAGGCTTATCCAGACCCAGCTGGTTCTGCTAGGTCAACAACGAGCCACCGTTCAGACCATCAAATTTTGCTTGAAAATGGTTACTCCGTTTACTCCAGGAAATCACATCCAAGCCAAAGAGATAGGCTTAATTCATTAAATAGAAAATTAAAAAATGCCAATGGTAAAATTAAAATGACCATTGACCCTAAATGCAAATATCTGATAAAAGATTTAGAGCAAGTTCAGAGAGACAGAAAAGGCGGAATTGACAAAAGCAATATTGAGTTAACTCATGCACTTGATGCATGTAGTTACTTAATTGACTACAAATGGCCCATAGTTCAACGAATCGCAACCTCAATGAAATGGTAAAAATATGATTGTTGAAAACAAAGATTTGGTTAGAAGTTCATTAAAGAACTATCTCTCCGATATTACTAAAGATAGCGTTGAAGAAAGATATAAATTTCTGAGTTATTATGAAGGGATGCAAGGGCAGATGGAAAATGACCTTGTAAAATATTTCCCAATCAAGTCAGTTGATATTCCTTTTGTATGCCAATCAATAACATCAAAGTTAATCAATGCAAGAGCTATCGCATATAAAGAAACTCCCCAGCGTACAAATCCAGATTATTTAGAACTGGTTAAAGACCTGGACCAATCAATGCTGACAGCTGAAAGATTGACGTATTTGCTTGGCTCTCACTTAATAAGGTCCAGATATAATGAAGAAGAGCAAAAGGTTGAGCATGACCAGATAATTGAATTTGAACCAATATTTGAATCAAGGGCCAGAGAGCCGTTTGCTTATATATATCCAATTTATAATCATGGCCAGGCAAAAGATGATAAAGTTGTTTATGCGTACTGGTCCAATGAAGAGCATTTCTTGATTGACCAAAACGGCAGCATTGAATCTGTAAACGAGGGAAATGTTAATCCATATTCTAAAATTCCGCTGACCATTTGCCATCGTCATCCATATACAACCGATTTTATTAGAAATGGTGCATCTGATATTGTTAATGCAAATCTTATGATAAATGTTTTGATGACCGAGCTTGGATTAGCAATGAGACTCCAGGCACTAGGTCAACCAGTAATAACTGGAATTGATAATGCTAATCAGATTAGGCTTGGGGTAGATTCTCCGATGGTATTACCAGAGGGCAGCTCTTTTGAATTTGTAAGTCCTGGCGGCAGCTTAGAGCAATATATAAACTCAATTAGATTCTATGTTGATTCTGTTGCATATAATAACAATCTCAAAGTCAAGTGGAGCGTTGGGAGAGAATCTTTTGTTAGCGGAGAGGCTTTAAAGATGGCAGAGATTGATTTAACTGAGGCCGTCATGGGAGATTATCAAATGATTTGGAGAGGCGTTGAGCAGCAAAGATTTAAGATTGATAGAAGAATTCTTGAAGTACATGGCAAAAATGTTTCAGAAGATTACTCTGTTGATTTTAGTGAGCCACGATTCCCATTAACAGCAGAAGAAGAGAGAAAACAATGGGATTGGGAATGGTCCAATGGCTTGAGTAGTCCTAAAGATTGGATGAGAAAATACAATCCAGATTTAACTGAAGATGAGATTGATGATATGATGGAGGAAATGCAGCCAGAGCAGCCACAACAACCAACAACTTTAGCTGATATATTGAGTAGTTAATGGCTTATTCTGGAGAACAATTTGCAAATAAATACGAGGCTGCATTGAATAGGATTGCATCTTTATACCAAAGAACAATTGATTCAGATGCTCCAAGAGAGCAGCTTTTAATTGCAATCGGAAATATTGATTTCAAAGATTTGATTGAAAGAGAACTTGGATTTAGTTCAGAGCTTTCAAAGGTGGCCAACTCATATCTAGATGCATTAAGAGAATTAGATGGCTTTGCTGATGTTGATGAGATAACATTAAGAGCATTGGTTGCAAGTGATTTAAATATTTATCGCTCAAAACTAAATGACACTTATACACAAATGAAAAGTTTGTTCACCGATTCAATAATAAATGGATTACCAAGAGAAGATTTTGTTAACAGATTAGTAAAGGGCCAGGCTGGTGTTCTTTCTTCTTTTCAAGCCAGGGCATTATATAACGATTCAATCGCTAAGTTCAATCGCTCAGTAACAAAGCAAATGGCCTTGAACGCTCCAAAAAGCAATTTATATGTTTTTACTGGGCCAACAGATTCTAGAACAGAAGATATTTGTTTGCAGATAATGGCAGCTGGACCAATGACAATCAAACAGATTGATTCAAGATTTCCTGGAGCGTTTGAAAATGGTGGGCATTTTAATTGCAGACACAACTTCAGAAGATTTACAAGCAAATCAATGTATAAAAAGAAAGAGCTTGAAATATTATTTGATAAAAGAGATTTAAAACAAGTAACCAGAATATAATGGCAATAAAACCTTTAAATAAAATAGTTGATATAAAATTAAGCACAATTGAAGATATTGCTGATTCAGCTGCTAATTCTGTTATAAACAGTATTAGAGAAGGAAGGGCAAATATTACTATCAACGGCAAAAAGAAATATTCTCCAGCTTATGCAGCTAAAAAAAAGATTGAAGGGAGAAAGTCGAGAGAAACATCTTATATAGATTTAACACTTTCTGGAAATACCTTAGATAGTTTTGAAAGAAAAAAGGGAGGAAGTAGGACCAGGCAAGTCGTTGGCTTTACAAATCAAGAGGCCGAAAACGTTGCCAGAGGATGGAGAAACAAAAGAATTAATATCTTTAACAGAAATGTTATAAAAGAGATAACAAAAAATTTATCAGAAACAATCGACCGAGAGTTGATTCAAAACATGAAGTTAGTTTCTGGTAGAACAACCCTAGAAATAGGATAACTCACAAAAGAGGAAACAAATGTCAGAAGCAACAGTCGAAACTCAAGACGTAAAAAATGAGGAAGTCGTTAATCAAGACGTAAAAACTGATTCCGCAACCAGCAGCGATAATGCTGATTATAATGTTCCAGGAAAGCGTTTTAGGGAACTTAATGAAGTCAAGAAAAATCTTGAAACTGAATTGAATGAATTAAAGTCTAAAATAAAAGAAAGAGATGTCCAAGAAGCTGAAGAAAAAGAAGATTGGAGAAATCTTTATGAAGAGACAAAAGCAGAGCGAGATAAATTCAAGCAAGATGCTGATAAATTTCAATCAATAGAACATTCAAGAAAAGAAAGACTTTTAGAATCTTTCCCAGAGAATCTCAGAGATAAAATGAAAGCTCTGGATTCTGACACGCTGGAACAAATGAAAACAGAATTTAATAATAAAGTGCCTCAAGTCGATAACAGCGGAGGCGGTGTATCTGGTGGTAAGGTTCTTTCATGGAAAGAAATGTCACCAACACAAAGACGAAAAAACTTCGCTGACTTTATGAGGCCTAAAAAGTAAAGGATAAAAAATGGCTGAAGTAACAACAACAACAGCCGCTGTATTCCTCCCAGAAATGTGGCAAGAAGCAATTCTTGACTACGCAGAGAGACAGTTTAGAATTAGAAACCAAGTTACGAATGTTTCTGATGTTGCTGAAGGTGATGTTTTGCATGTGCCTCGAGTATCAGAAGAGAGTGCAGCAGTTCTTAGTTCTGGCTCAGCGGTTTCATTTGGAGCAAATACAGATGGCGAAGTTCAAATTACAATGGACCAACACATTGTTGAAGGTAAAAGAATTGGAGACTTAGTAAGAGTCCAAAGTTCTTATGACCTTTTTAATCTTTATTCTCGCAGCATGGGTTATGCAGTAGCGAAAAAGATTGAAAATGTATTGGCTTTATTGATGCAAACAGCATCTGGAAATGATGTAACTCTTTCAACTGATAACACTTTTACAACCGCATTGGTTAGAACTGGTTTGCAGAAATTGCTTGACCAGGGCGTTGATTATACAACTGGAGATTCTTTCTTTTATGCATCTCCAGCTGGATTCATGAGCTTGGCATCATTAGGCGAGTTTTCTGATTATGAAAAGCGAGGCCCAGAAGCTGGTGGCGAAGGTCCAAACATAACTGGATTAATAAAGAAAATCTACGGCATGGAAGTTTATTCATCTGTGGATTGGGATGACGATGGCGGAACTGGAGACGAGACAGCGACAATCTTCACAAGAGACTCAATTCTCTATGCTGAACAAATGCCTCTCAGAGTGCAATCAAGTTACAATCTTGAATATCTTGCAACTGAATTGGTAGTTGACCAGCTATTTGGTGCAGCATTGCATCAATCAGCTAGTGCAGCGGAATGTCAGATTGTTAATTTCAACAATCCATCGTAAACAATAAAAGCGAGGGGGGCGGTCATGCATGTAAACGCTCTATCGCCCCCCAAATTGAGGAAATAAAATGGCAACAGATTTAACAAATGTAGCGGTATCAACTGGATACACTCAGCTACTACATATTGACGGAGGAGTTGGAGGCTCGGTAAATAGAATTTATGATGGAGATGGAACTGGAACACCCTTAGAAGTATCATCTACAACTGTTCAAATAAAAGATGGAAGTTTTGATTTTGATGTTGCCTCTCATGATGGAACAAACGGATTAAAACTTGGAGGAACCTTAGTAACCGCAACAGCAGCAGAAATTAATTATTTAGATATTTCTAGTCTGGGTACAGCTCAAGCAAATAAAGTTTTAACCGCTGATTCAAATGTTGATATAACTGGAATCAGAAACCTAACTGCAACTGGCCAAATTAGTGCAGCTGATTTTGTAACTACTGGAAACACTACCATTGGAAATGCGGCAGCAGATACAGTTGCTTTTAATGCAACCATTACAACAGATTTAATTTTTGAAGGTTCATCTGCCGATGACCATGAATTGACATTGACCCCAGGAAATCCAGGCTCAGATATTACGATAACACTTCCAGGAGCAACAACCACTTTAGTTGGAACAAATACTTCTGACACTTTAACAAATAAAACCATAGATGTCGATAGTAATACTTTATCTAATATTG